TGTCCAGGCAGAACGGCACAATGGCCACGTTGGCCACGGCACCGTATGGCGCGTAGCCGTTGGGCGTGTGATAGTACTGTGCCACATCGACCCAGTGAGGCAGCGCCTTGGACTCGCCAATGTCCACACCGTTCACCTGCGTCTTGAACTGCAGGTCGGATGCGGCCGCCGAGCTGCCTGCGTAAACCGTGTTGTAGCTGTTGGACGAGAACGCCAGGTACTTGATGGGGTGGGCAAACGCCAACTCCATCATCGAGGCGTTCGGAATTGCCTGGCGCTGCACCTGGGTGATGAGCATGTCCTGTGGCTGCTTGGCAAAGTAGTCGCGCTCGGACTGGTCCAGGTAGATGAAGTTGGTCCACAACACGTACTGCAACTTGGCGTAAGACACAGCCGGGCTGATGTTCGTCGAGCTGCTGGTCGCAGTGTTGTTCAGATTGGCCGACCAGGTGATCCGCAGCTCAATGTCGTGGTACTGAAGAGCCACCAGAGGCAGGGCCGACTGCCAGTCCTTGCAGAAGAAAAACTTGAGAGCCTGGAACGTGTTCACGTTCGAGCCTGGGGTGATGCTCCCGTTCACGTACGGGCTCAACAGACGCTGGTTGGTGTTCACAGCGCCGACGACCGGCTCGATGTTATTCATCCACTGGCTATCCTGCATGTCAATCACCTGACCGCCGATCAGCAGCTCAACCTTGTCGATGATGTTGGACGTCCAGTTCAGGTTGGGCACCATGGCACCGGAAGCGTCACGAGCCGTCAGGTAGACGTACGAGAGCAGGTCACCCTTCTTCTCGAAACGAATTGTCGAAATACCACCTGCGGATGGGCTGCCGCTGATGAGCTGACGCTCGACCGAGTTGGCAAAGTGAGTGTAGCGCTTGTACGACGAACGATAAAACGAAACTTCGGGCTTACCGGTCAGGTAAGCGTCCTGAGCACCAATGGCGACGAGCTGTACAATACCACCGCTCATTTATTCATGGTTGGTATTTTTTTTACGACGCATAGTCAGCAAAAGCGGGCTGGGCCAAGGGATTCTTTGCCCGGATAGTTTTGGCCAGAGTCAAATCGGACTTGATTTCGTTCCCCTTGAAAACATTCAGTTTGTCGTACTGGGGTGGCATGTACACGTAGTTCTTCGAGGCGTCCGCCGGACGTAACGGCAAAGGACCAGCCTCGAGGCGCGTCGTCGTATTTGCGCCGAGCTGACCGACCGGGTCGGCACGAACGTTCATACGACCGGCATTCGCGGCCCGATCAGGATTGACGCGATTCTCTGACCAGCGCGTCATGCCGTTGTTCAGCAACGTGCTGTCGTACGCCTGACCGACAAAGTAGGCCGGTGTGCCGTTGCCGAGCGTGTCATCACGGTAACCAGTCTCCTGGCGATTCGTTGTCCGGCGCGTCTTCTGAAAGTCTGGACGACCCTCTGGTGCCGTGAGGGCACCACCCTGGCCCTGGCCTCGGTTCTGGGTCGGCTGACGGTTCCACGCCTTGGTCGGCTTGGCGTGCTTGGTAATCTCCCCCATGGTGGTCCCGCCGTTCTTCACGACCGAATTTGCTGGACCGCCCCAGTTGCCCGGCAGGTTGTGCAGACGCTCCTCATTCATGTTGTTCGGCATGACACGGAAGAACTGCTGGAACCCACCAGAGGCGGGGACGTCGGGATCGAGGCCGAGACCGCGACCGACGTTCAGTTTCTCACCTGGGTTCAGGTTGTTCATTTTGTTCGACGTGGTTTCGCGAGCCGTCAGGTCATACACTGGTTGACCGAACGGAAACCGGTGACCGTCCTTGGTCCAAGCGTCACCGAGGTTTCCGGTAATCTCCTTGGGCGGCAAGTACGCATCACCAATGCGACGACCAAATGACGGGTTGATGGGCCGCAGACCAAAAGCGTCGGCACGCATTCCTGGAGCACCGGACATCAGATCCGTGTCGAGCGTCGTGATTGGCTGTTGGGGCATCGTCGCGGCATCCATTTCGGGTGGTACCTCCTTGGCGTCACTGTTTCGTTTTCCGACAAAAACGAGACCGACGACGGCAGCGAGGGACAGCAAGTCCATATCTATTACTTTACATTTATAAAAATTCGGGCCTACTTCTTGCCGTAGCGCTGAGCAAAAGAGTCCGTCTGGTACATCGCATACGTGCTGACCGGATCGTTCAGCTGGACGCGAATGTCATTCTCGACATTGTACAACTTGGGAAAGTCGTAGGGCTTCATGTCCGTGTACTTGTTGTGCTGCGTCGTGGTCTGGGAGCGCAGGGCGTCGTCGATCATCACCATATCGACGTAGTTGGTGTTTTTGGGGCCGATCCAAACACCATCCTCGAGTACAAGGTCACCAGTCTGAAGCCGAGGCATTCTTTAATTGTACACGACTTTTTTTTAAAAGCCGCCGCCGCCCGTGCCACCACCGTACCCGCCACCGTTACCGGCGCGCATCTGGACACGCTCTGGGAAGGTTGAGAACGGGTTGCCCTCTGGGTCGCACGCCCCCGGGGTGTCGCGACACTGGGGCTCAAACGGCCGCCCGTACGCCGCCTGAGCAAACATCGTCTGGTCGTTGGGAATCACGGAACTGGCTGTCGTGTAAAAGTTGCGCTCGGCGTCCCGAGTCCGTTCAAATGGGTGAATGTGTGACCACTGGTTCTCAACCTCAGTCTTGACAGACGGGTACCACGCGGCACTTGGTCTCGTCGGCTCGTCGCCGATGAGCATGTTGGCCATGGGGTTGTTCAGTGTCGGCATGGTGATGCCGTCGACGTTCGGCGCCATAAAAACAGCCCGAGCGCCGTCCGGAATCATGTTGTTGTAGTAGAGTCCATAAAGAATTGCAAGCACGAGAGCACCGAGCGCGAGCACCCGGCCGTCCCGGCGAATCAACAGTACAATCGCTGTAGCGTACACGATGAATCGAGTCGTCGCCTCGACACGTTCCTTGGCCGTCTGACGCGAGCTGGGCCAAAAATCGAGCAACGCTTCACGACGAAACACATCATCCATTACTCTTTGTGAGAGAACTTTTTCGGAGGCACAAGCGACAGTGGGCCGTCACCCTGGCCCATGAGCGAAGACATGAGACCAGACATATTCTCCATGAGCATCTTCTCGTCAAACTGACCTGAACCATTCTCGGTCATTTGGGTCGCACACTTCTGGGCAACCGACTCAATCATGGACAGCGTCTCGGCCGGCAGGGCCGAAATGGTCGTGCCGAGGATATACAGCGTCTGCAGGTACTGCCAGATGGCACCCTTGGTGCTATCAGAAAGCTCATCATTCCAGATGGACGTAATGTCCAGCTTCTTCAGAAATGGAATCGTGTCAGCGTGCTCCTGAAAAAACTTTTCGTCGCGCTGCATGACGCTATTGGCATACGGCGTAATCGACTCCATGAAGTTGTTCATCGGAGAACGAGGAGCCGTCTTACGGAGCAACTTGAACTGGGACTGAAACTTACCGAACGACTTGGTGTCCGGGAATGTCAGTACGAGTTCATCGAGAAACTGTTGCATCATGTCATTGAATGCGGAGATGGTGGTCGCCATTTATATTTGTGCACATTTTTACTTTAAGTTCTTACGGGCCCGAAATTTCTTCAACCACCGGGTTGCAATCCGCTGGGCCATCAACTGACGTTCGCGCGCAATGTCGGCGTTCGAACGGTGATATCTTTTGGCCTCGGCCGTCAAACGACCAGTTGACCGGTATCTGTTATTACGACCTGGTTGGTTCGCCGTAAACATCCATGCTCTTTCGTATGGGCGTATATTTCTCATATGATTCATATATCCACGGAATGGATGCTGGCTCACGTAAATGGTGGGCGCAGGTGCGAGGCCCATAGGTGGCTTGGGTTGAAGTCCTTTTCGGTAGGCAGCGCGTCTGATGCTTGCATAGTTGGTATTCATGAGAAACTTTTTATTGTTGTTTGAAAGAGTCTGGCCTCTGTAGTTGGTTCTCAGTTGGGCCACGAGTGGGCCACGGCGGGCGAGCGTCGCAGCCGTGCGTTCTTTCATGAGAGTCTTGGCTTTCCGAATCTTATTTCTTATAATTGGACGGACGAGGTTCCGCAGTTTGGGACTCACTTTCATGAGCGCTTCAAGATTCGAGATGTTCATCTGGCGAAGCATGTTCGTCTCGTACAACACATTTTCGAGAGACGCCGAGGCTGAGGCTGGTCTCTTTCCTTTGCGCTCATAGTTTGCACGTGCTTTTTCATAAGCATTATTATTTGGAAAGTTCCCACGGTTTGGTGAAGGCATTTTTAGTATTATTCAATATTTTAGTATGGGTCGGTCGAGATGGTCTCTTTGGACGCACCGCCGCGCGATACGATAATGTACACAAGTACGGCGACGAGAAATGCAGGTTTGAAGTATGCAGAGTTTGGAAGCTTTTCCTTATTCATTGTTGCCCGGACATGTATATATGCCAGAGTTGCTGCTCCGGCGATGAGTGCTGCACTGGACGGTTCACGAAAGTAATGATCCATTTACTTTTACCATTACTTTTTCTCCGGCGCATCGTCGAACAATGTTTCTTCATGGATCTTTGGAGTGCCTGGTGTGTTCACCGGAACTGACTTGACTTCTTCGGTCATTGGAGTTTCACCTGGAGAGGTTGCATTTTCGACCGCCTGGTCGAGCGCTGAAGGCTCCTCCTCACCGACTGGCTCCGTTTCGGGGGTCGTGAGTGGTTCAGGCTCTGGCTCTGGCTCAGACTCCAAAACTGCTGTTTCTATTTCAGACGGTCCGTTCATATCAAGTTCACCACTTGTGAATGACGGAATGTACGTGTCCAAAATTTGTTGAATGGGCACAAAGTCCTCGACAACATCACGGACTGCTTTCGTGATTCGAGCGTGAATATTTGCCCGGCGGGCAATATCCGTAATGTCTTCAACCATCACGTATGGATCTTCATATAGACTGGCAGCCGTGGCCATGTAGCACGAATGAACAAACACGTCGTTCGTCGGCAACTTGATGTTTAATTTTTTGGAATCATTTGTGATGCGCACTGCCGACATGATCTTCACGAGAATCACAAAGACTGCCGCGAGCAGGTTTGGGAACATCGAACACGATTTGATAATTGCATCCGTGTGCTGCTTCACGATGGTATTGTTCCAATTTTTTACTTCTTGCAAAAGTGCCTGATACTGAAGAAGCACTTTACGCCCCTGTGAAGTCTTTTTTGCCTCCTGGAAGAGATCATAAAAGGCGTCAATCATTATTGGTGCAATTACGCTCGTCAGTTTGGTCATGTATTTACGTTCGGCTTCAACCAGAACGTCCATGTACTGTTGGGTGTGTTTATTTTCATACCACATTCACCGCGGCGTGGGCTTTCTTACGGGCGGCATTCACCGCGGCGTTCGTCACTGACGTGTTGTTTTTGATATATTTGCGAGCGATTGATGTGTAATTTTGGACTGCTTTGTTTGCAGCATTAAGGCGCGACCTTCTGGCGTTGCGTGATGCCTGAGCTGCAGCGGCCCTCAACTTGTTAACTTTCATGGGTGTACGATTGACTGGCTTTTTGGGCGACATCAACGTATTGACGAGATTTTTGAGCGAGTTTTTCATTTATGTTTACTACGAATTTTTTGTGCCGTCTTGGCCAAGTTGGCCAGGGTCGGAAGCTGTTGCTGTTCCTCGTGTGAATGGTCGATGATGACCGGTCCTGAGGTTGGGGGTCTTTTCCATGTCACGTGGATAACGTGAGGCATGACGCGTCTGGTTGAATATCCAAGTTTGTCGAGTTGACGTTGAAGGTATGTTGTCGCCCGAATGACATCGTATGCAGGAAATCCAATCATAAAACGCGGTGTTGTCAACATGACTTCATGGTTTCCGAGTACGGCGCCATTCGAGATTTTTCTCGAAAACTGTTCAAGAATGGCGCGATACGTGGCTTTTTTTACATTGAGACGTTTACGTTCACGCTCGGCAAGTTCTCGGGCTGACACAAGCTCCGACATGTACTAGTATTCTGACGCTTTTCTATTCCGAATAGGCCAGCGCACCCGAGCCTAGGTAGCCTGAACCGCCGGTCGTCGCGGCGATTTTTTCGTACGGGGCACGGGCGGCTTGGGTGGCGCGCGCCCGGTTGTACGACGACTGGGTTTCCAAAAACGTATCCAGTTTAGTCTCGTAGCCTGAGACCTGAGTCTTCAGATCGGCAAACTGTTGGTCCAAAACCGCCTGGACGTCTTCAAATTTTTCATAACCGTCGCCAGTGTACGCCATGAACGGACCGGTCATGTCCGGCGAGGGCTGCTCGGTCATCTCCAGGACGTTTCCGCGAGCGTCCGCCTTGACGTCGTACTGGACTCCGAAATATCCGCGAGTGTTCAGGAACATGATACGGGCATTGTAGATCATGGAGCCCATGTCGCCCTGAAACGGGTTGATGTACACCGTCTGAATCGGATACAGGTCTGGAACCTTGGCCTGGATAGAGTTGATGATAGTCTGGATCGTGGCGGGCTCGACTGGTTTGTCAGCCGACACATCCGTGAAATTTTCACCATTGGTCCGGTTCCATATCATAAAGCCAAATACGGCCAGCAACAGGAACAACAAAAGGTCCTGGTTGTTCATTACTTAGGTGCGTCAAAAAAATTCACGGATTCCCTGTGTAAGATGTAATATGGCCACGCTGGTCTACGGTGACAAGTGTCAGTACTCTGCCCAGGTCATCAAGGAGATTCAGGAGAACCCTGCACTCTTGCACATCATTCGGTTCCACAACGTCACGACGCACGGCATTCCGTCTCGTCAAATTACTCGTGTGCCGACACTCGTGACCAACGACGGAAAGATTCTTGTCGGTCAGGAGGTTCGGGCATGGATGCAATCCATGATTCCAGTCGAGGAGGTTGACCCGGTTGGGTCTGGCGGTCCGGCAACCACCATGCTCGACGGCACGGACAGTGCCACAGGCGACATGTTCGGTCTGGACAGTTACGGGTCGTCACTCGCACCACCAATGACACCCGAACTCGAGGCCCGCATTTCACGCAAGGTTCAGGATGCAATGTCCGAGTACCAGAAGAAGTAGACTAGTTGTACATACGCCTGGCTTCTAACCGGTTGATGTTCGGTTTTCCGCCCGATTTAATATGGACGCGCATAAACTGGTTCCAGTTACCGGTCTGTACATATCTTCCATAGGCGCGAGCGGCTTCACGTTTGGCCCGGGCTATTTTTACACGTTGTACGGTCCCGGGTGACATTGCCAACCGTTCTACGGCTGCGGCCCTGTTATCAAACAATGGAAGTTTGAGCCGGCGCATCCGCCCGAGCACATCAAAATGTATTTTACGAGCGATGCGTCGACGTAGAACGCGCTTGAGCGTATCAATTCGTCGGCGCTCGACGTTTGTCGCGTTCCATGCATTTTTACTGGTTGCGGCATACCGCACGAGTGTTTTGGGGCTCATCGCCCGGACCATGAGCGTGTGCGGCGGAGTCATGATACTTTAGAATAATAATTTATTTCCGGGAGACCACGACCGTCGCAAGCACCACCATGACGACCGACAGAATCATCCACCAGTAGATGAAATTATCGCGCCAGTCATCCTCTGTGGCGCACGTGCATGCGTTACGGTTCAGCATGGGTATGTACGACAGCACAGAATACAGGTTGACCAGGCCGGCCAGGGCGATCGTCATCATCACAACGGGTGGCAGACGGAACTTGGCGAGCGCCACGAGAAGGACAGCCACGCCGGTGAACGAATAATACTTTATGAAATCGCGACGCCAATCCTTGGAGCAGTTGCACTGGCGCTCGAGCTTGAAAATCCAAGATAGGACGATGCTCTGGAACGCAAGACCTATTGTTGCCGGCACAAATACGTTCATTTTTTAATAAGGAACCACAAAATAATTCCTGCAATCTGTGCTATAGAAATCCAGTACATAACATCACGTTGGCGCGCCACCGAGCATTCACATGCAGAAGAGCGCAGTTGACCTGTGTACGTCACGACAATGAAAGGCGTCAGGACCGACACGGCCGTCACGAGTTTCATCGATGGCGTAATGTTCAGGAGGGTCAAGAACATCAAAGACATCATGGCGACAAAAAAGTATTGGAGGTACTGGCGTCGCCAGTCATCCCGGGCGCACTCGCACTCTTTCATGTCCAGGAGCCACCGAAGGGCGTATGAATACCATGTGAAAAAAACAAGAAACAGGCCGAGCTTCAATGGGCCATTCATATTATTTTATTGACATATACTAAAAATGATGCTGCTGAAAGCTCTCGCGTTCATTGCCGTTTCTCACCCGGCC